TCTTTAAAGAAAGCTTTTCCAAAACTATCAGAACCATTGTAAATTTCATTCCATTTACTTATGTACTGTTTAAAATCTTTTGTACTTAAAGATTGCAGATACTCCATGTAATCGTTAGCATTTGCAACATCCATCCCTAGAATCTGCTCCATCAATGATACAGGGATTTTATTCTTTAATGCCTTGATTCTGTTCTGGTAATTTTTGATTGCTTCTAAATTTCCATCGAGGTCATACAGAGAGCCTGTACTTCTCAGTTTAGAAATCATATTGCTACGCTTCTGGATTAAATCATCGTATTTTTCCTGATACTTCTTAGATAGTTCTTCAATATCTTTCTCTGCTTGTGATACGATTTTCTTTTCCTGCTGCTTTAGCGCATTGCCATAAACGGTAATCATAGATTTTCCTAAACTGGAATAAGTATCTGTGACCGCTTTTTTCTTCTTTTTAACCTCAGCAAGCTGTTTTTCTAAAGATTTTGTACTCTTCTTATCTTTTTTAGCTTTCTTAATCTGCTTATTTAAGCTCTTAATCTTTTTGTCGTACTTATCTGTCTCTTTATTCTTCCCAGACTTAATCTGCTTATTTATCAGATTCTTTCCTGCTGTCGTTGCCTTAGAAACTTGTGAATCAATTGCAGTAGATAAACCATCTTTAAAAGTCTTGCCTACTGTTTCAAAATTTCCTTTTTTGCTAGCGTTTTTCGCAGAAGAAACAGCAGTATCACAGAGCTTTTTCATTGTCTTTTTGAGATTCTTCTGCTCTGCATTAACCCCAGCAATGATACCGGTTACGATGTGCTTACCTACTTGTTTTTTAAAAACTCTCGAAGGCGATTTAATCCCTAATGCTTTCTTGGCAGCACCTAAAGCGCTTTTTGCAAGTCCTTGCATTTTACTTATCAAGGAGCCTGCCATTGCTCCAATGCCACCAATAATACCTCTTACAATGTTTGTGCCAACACTTCCCCAACTGATTCCCTTGAACGCATTGACCACTTTCGTTGCAAGACTTTTTGCAGCACTTCCCATCCTTCCGGCCAGACTAAGCAAGCCCGAAATAAGCTTTGAAATAACAGTTTTACCTAAACTCAGCCAATTCACACTTGAAATTGTTGTAAAAATCTTCTGTGCAATTGACCTTGCTACGCTTCCGGCATTGCCGCCCATTCCTCTGATTCCAGAAACTAATTTTCTAATCAGAATCTTTCCAAGATTTAACCAGTCTGTTTTTACAAACTGATTCCAAATGAATGTACAGATATTTTTTGCCGCTCCAACTGCATTTGTGGCTGAACTCTTTAGTCCACTTACTAAACTCTTTATAATACTCTTTCCTGCGCTGAGCAGGTTAATATGCATAAACACGTTATAAATAGCAAGAACAATCTGTGGCAATGCTGCAATTAACTGAGGTATAGCCTGTACAATTCCGATAATCAAATTGGCAATAATTTTTACTCCGGCCGCAATTAACTGCAATAATCCTGTATCAATCGCCGCACAGAATGAATTAATAATCTGTGGCACATACTCAATCAACTGTGGTATTGAGTTAATCAGTCCCTGGGCAATTGATGTGATTATCTGAATGCCTACGGTAATTAACTGCGGGAGTGCGGAGATGAATCCAAGTGCAAGTTGTCCAAGAATTTCTGCCGCTTTAGGTATCAGTTCTGGAGCGGCTT